TGGCTTGTAACAGTCAGCGCGTCCGCTGTGCTGGGTGGGAAGTTGTATTCACAACGCTCCTTCCACCACTGCTTGGCTTTGCGCTGTGCGAACCCCTCGTGTTCGAAACATACATAATCAGTAAACATAGTTAAGCCGCAATAATAGCTCACTTTCATTGCAGGGGGCTTCCCGGCTTTGTTGTGGACGCTGTATGTAATATGATCAACTTTGACAATTTCCACGATAGGGCTATCGTCCTTGATCAGCTCCTGTGTGCTTGCTTGGGACTTCAGCTTTACTTGGAACAGGAACTCAGCTCCGCACTCAACACAGTGCGTGACGCTTGCGTGATTGTATGTTGCACAGGACCCGCACAGCTTCACAGGCGCAGTGCCACTCCCCCTTCCTTTCTTACGCGGAACAACAGGGTCATTGATGGGCCCTAGTCTGCTCGTGTTTCCAGCAAAGTCCAGCACCAGGCAATTTTGCTTCACGCTTGCTGCAATGGACGCAAGTCTTCCTTCAGTAGTCATTAAGTCGTAGCCTGGCGCATATAGTGGGCGCGTTCCCCTGCCTAACATCTGTACCCATAGCACTGTGGATGCTGTAGGGCGAAGCATTATAATCAAATCTATGCCTGGGAAATCAATTCCTGTAGTAAGTACACCAACATTCACAGCCGCGCGATATTTGCCCGCTTTCCAGTCCGCTATGCCGTCGTCTCGCTCCTTGTTAGACATCTTGGAGTGAATGACAATATTGCTAATCCCAAAGGAGTCCAGCATCTGCCCGATGTTTGTTGCATGATTTATCCCTGTGGCAAAGACTAGCCAGTGTTCGCGTTCGCTGCCCAGTTCTATCGCTTCCTTAACAGCAGCAAAAGTCACTTCCTGCTTGTCGACTGCGACTTGCAACTCCGCAGCTAAAAACTCCCCTCCCCGCATGTGAACGCCGTTAGTGTCTAACATCTGCTTGGTTTGCTTTGGAACTAAAGGCAGCAAGTAGCCTTCTTTGATTAGCTTATTGAACTCCTCCATAGACGTTATGTCATAGCATAAGTCGGTGAATATTCCGTCCTCTATAATCGCCCCATGCCCCAAGCGCCACGGAGTCGCAGTAAGGCCAATGACTTTAAGGTTAGCATTCACTAACAAGAGGGCGTCTAGGAATCTGCGGTACATTGTTTCGTCGCTGGGGCTTACTAAGTGCGCCTCGTCTATTATGACAAGGTCCACCCATCCAAACAAAGCGGGCTTCTTAGCAGCAGACGCAATCCCAGCGAATGTGATTTTGTGCAAGTGTTCCTTCTTGCCCAGCCCTGCACTGTATATCCCGGCAGGAGCATTTGGCCACAGGGATAGCAGCTTCTCAAAGTTCTGCTCAATAAGCTCTTTAACATGCGTCAGGACCATGACGCGCTGAGTTGGGTAGTATGCAAACACAGACTCAAGAAACATCGCAATAATGACGGACTTCCCGGTGCCTGTAGGTAGTGCTAGGATTGGGTTTCCTTGTGACGTTCCGAAGTATGTGTAGACACTCGCAACAGCATTCAGCTGATATTCACGCGGTACCAGCTTCATTTATATCCCCAAAGACCTTTCCCAATGACCGCACCCCTGCTCCTGCTCCTGGTTAGTAAGTGCTTCCATACTTAGGGCGTTCGGGTGTCTGCAAAACCATCCGCCTTCAATAACGCAATCGGAATATTGGCATGTTCTACAGTTCTTTTCCGGAGGAGCGTTCAATTGACAAACAGGCTTGTGATCGCACCACGAACAAGAGAACCACCCCGGACTTTCGTTGATGCGTTTGGGGGCTTCGCGCAGTGCTATGAGCTGTTTCGCACGGTCTACAAACTGGTCCCCGACTTCCGTCTCCAACGTGATAATTTCCATGTAGAGTTCGTCGTTGTTCTTGTTGACTGCACCATACAGCGCAACTTGAAGATTCATCTTCCTCATGTATGTTTGCATTTGAACGAAGTGCTCGAACTTAGCAGCGCGAACACCTTCTTTCGCAAGTTTAATGAAGGACTTGTCGTTATGTGTCTTAAACTCCAGCAAACAAGCAACGCCGGCAGGAAGATCCGGAATGCCTACAGCTATGCCGTCCCCACTGCCCCCAAAGTGCCCTCCAGCGTCCGAAATGCGAAACTGCTTTCCGTTTTCGTCCTGCTGATACACTTGGCAGCCAATAGCGAGAAGAATCGCGATAAAACGTGCTTCTTCTAAGTGCCCTCTGTTGAATAGGCGCAGCATTCGCCCGTCGAAGTTTGGCTTCGTTGCCCAGCGAAAGCCGTACCAAATAGCGCGTCCACATTCCTTTCCGATGCCACTAGCACCCATGTGGCTACGAAACGGACTGTCGACGCCTCTATAAGCGTCTGCCATGTGGGGAATTACTTTTTCCAAGTTCTGCCGGTAGGAAGCTCCTTGGTCCGCTGTCATCACTTCGTCAATTTTTGCAAGAGTTAATCTTGCGAGCTGAACTGCCTTCATTATTGCTCCTTGGTTGTTTGGGAGGACTGACTTGTATACGCTTGTTCAATCTACCTAGGATATCTATTAAAGCTCCTGGCCGCTGTTGTCTGCCAGCTTATCCAGCCCTCCCCAAAGCGCCCTCTTACGAAGACGCGATGGAGCTACTTATACAGCAGGACCGCCAGCCCAAGGTGGTGCAACTGGGGCAACGGGAGCAGCTACAGGAGGAGCAACTGGGGCCGCAACTCCGCCAGCAGCAGGCGCACCTTGAGCAGCCCAAGGAGGAGGGGCACCAGGAGCAGTTCCGGCAGCAACAGCACCAGCGTCGGCAACTGGGGCGGGAGCAACAGGAGCAGCCCACGGTTGAGCAGGAGCGGCGAAAGGAGCGGCACCGGGAGGAGCAAACGAAGCGGCAGGAGCAGCTGGCGCACCAATAGGAGGCGGCGCAAATGCAGGAGCAGCTGGCGCAGCCGAAGCGACTGTCACTTGCTCATTGATATTCTTGTAAGCTGCGATTTCGTTGCTGTCCTCGTACTGCCCAATCACATTGCCCAGCGCATCTTTTTGATCGCCGCCCTTGCGGAGCTTAACTTTAATCTTCAATGGGATGTTGTGGAGCTGGGAGCTGTCTTGCACAAGCAGGACGCCAACAGCATGAGCAACGGCGCTCAACTGCTTATACCCGATTTCCGCTGCGACTGGGTTTGGGTTCTGGATGTTCAAGCGGCTGAACACTTTGCGCCCTGCATAAGGACCGTCGGCTACGCTGAAGCGAAGTTCCAAGTAGGCGCCGTCGTTGTTCTTAGTAGGCTTCACTTCCGACTGGTCAATCATTGCATTGTACCAAGCGGCCGGAATTGCGTCCATTTGCCCTGAGTCAGGCACCACGTTTCGTGCGTCAAAATTTAGAATTGCCATTGTGTATCTCCTTCAAGGTTTTAGATTATAGGCTTTCAAGCGGAAGCCTATCACCGCGTATAAACATCTATGCTCGATGCAGTGTAGAGCGCATGAGCTAAGTGATTCCAGCCTTGTTCAACAGGGATAGGAATTTCCCCCTGCATCCCAAAGCGATTTCCTGCTACATAAGACGGAGTTCTGCTGACACCAAGGACTCGCCCTTTGTTTTGTGAAATTCCCCTTGATACATTATCTGTCTTAGATACGAAAATGGGCTCATGCAGGAAGCCGACTACATCCGCCCACTGTGTAATGATTTCCCGCTTGCCGTATGTCTTTTGATTCTTCGGGGAGTGCAGTAGCAAGTCCCATGAGTCGTATTCCCCGCTGGCGGGGTCAATAATTTTAGCCGTGAACACATGGCAAGTCAGGATGATGTTCATGTGTCGATGCACTGCTAAGACATCCAGCTTCTTCAGCACCCCTTCAAATAGTTCGTTCGCATAGGAGTACGCCTTCCCATACCCACCCAGCGCCGACTCCATTGTGTTTGCTTTCTTATTGCCCGGATCCATGCGAATCACATAGTCGTGAATCTGCCTTTCCAGTGCTGTGGCGCTGTCAAGAATGATTGTCTTGTAGGGGAACGAGGGATCCGCGGAAGCCGCGGTAAT